CGGCAAAGCAGGAAAGATTTATGCAAGCGGTGGCTAACAATCCAGCGTTTGCAAAGAAGGTGGGGGTTCCCCAGTCGGTAGGTCGTGAATTTACTAAAAAGGATGGTGGTGAAATGAAAGAATCCAAGTCAATGATGAAAAAAGAAGTGGCTTTCATGAAAAAGAAAGGCGCTCCTAAGTCTATGGTCAAACACGAGATGGCCGAAGCCGGTATGAAAAAAGGCGGCAAGGTTAAGAAGTACGCTGCTGGTGGTCTGGCTGCTGGGCATAAGTCTGCTGACGGAATTGCCAAGAAAGGCAAAACCAAAGGTAAGGCTGTTGCCATGCGTGGTGGTGAGTACTGCTAAATGAGGCCAAGCCGAGGGATGGGGATTATGAACCCGTCCAAGATGCCAAAAGCCAAGACGATCACCCGAAAGGATGATCCAAACAAGGTGACCATGTATTCCAAGGGTGGTGAGTCAAAGGTAAACGAAGCCGGAAACTACACCAAACCGGGTATGCGGAAGCGGCTTTTTGAAAGTATCAAGTCTGGTGGAAAAGGGGGAGCCCCGGGGCAGTGGTCTGCTCGTAAGGCTCAAATGTTGGCTATGAAGTATAAGAAGGCTGGCGGTGGGTACAGGGATTAAGTTTCCTGTTTACGATGCTAAAAAAGATGGCAACGTATTTGTTTGGATCTTAGAGGCATCAGAAGATTACAGGAACATAAGGCAGCGAGAACGGTATGTCCAACTTGAAAAAGCCGCAGCGAAGTCTGAAAGCGTGGACCGCCCAAAAGTGGCGTACTAAGAGTGGCAAACCATCTACGCAGGGAGCGAAGGCTACGGGGGAAAGATACCTCCCTTCCGCCGCCATCAAAGCGTTATCCCCGCAAGAGTATGCTGCCACCACCCGGGCCAAACGAGCAGGAAAAGCCGCAGGAAAGCAGTTTGTTGCCCAGCCAAAAGGCGTTGCTGCTAAAACCGCAAGACACAGGAAAGTAACGTAATGGCTACTACAGGGACTACCGCTTTTAATTTAGACCTCAACAACATAGTTGAAGAGGCGTTTGAGCGTTGCGGTCAAGAGTTGCGTACTGGTTATGACATGCGGACTGCACGGCGCAGTCTGAACCTGTTGACTATTGAGTGGGCTAACCGGGGCATTAACCTCTGGACCATAGAACAGGGGTCTATCCCCTTGAATCAGGCTCAGATTACTTATGCCTTGCCTAATGACACAATTGACCTGATGGACATGGTGGTCCGCACCCAAACGGGTATCGACCAGACCGACATTAACATTAATCGGATCTCATCTTCCACATACGCCACGATCCCCAATAAAAACGCTCAAGGACGCCCGATTCAGGTTTGGATTGACCGTCAAAGTGGTGCTGAGAACCTTACAAGCAAAACATTAAGCACCACTATTAACTCGTCCTCTAACACTATTACGCTTAGTTCCGTGGAAGGTCTAAACTACGTAGGGTTTATCAAACTAGATAACGAGACCATTGGATACAACGAAATATCAGGGAATACCCTACAAAATTGTGTCCGTGGCGTAGATGGTAGTACTCCGGCTGGACATAACAGCGGAGCGGTTGTGACGGTGCGAAACCTTCCAAATATCAACGTATGGCCTTCCCCGGATCAGTCCAATTACTACAGTTTTGTTTACTGGCGGCTGCGCCGGATTCAGGATGCTGGGAACGGAATTAACACCGAAGATATTCCTTTTAGGATGTTGCCCTGCATGGCGGCTGGGTTGGCCTATTACTTGTCTCTAAAGATCCCCGGGGCAGAGGGTCGGATTGATATGTTAAAAGCGGCGTACGAAGAACAGTGGGCGCTTGGCTCAAGCGAAGACCGTGAAAAGGCTTCCTTGCGGCTGGCTCCGAGGCAGTACTTTTATTGAGGTGAGCGATGGCTGGTCCAAAGTTTGCTTCTGGCAAGTGGGCGATAGCGGAATGCGACAGATGCGGATTTCGATACAAACTGAAAGAGTTGAGAAAATTGGTCATCAAGACCAAGAACATCAACCTCTTGGTTTGCCCTACATGCTGGGAGCCAGATCAACCGCAGTTGCAGTTGGGTATGTACCCCGTGTACGACCCACAGGCTATACGCAACCCACGCCGGGACAACTCTTATATCGAGTCTGGCCTGACTGGGTTGCAGGTAGAACCGCTCAATTTGCCGAATGAGGACGTAGATGCTTTTGGTACACCGTCAGGAGGTAGTAGACAGATCCAGTGGGGATGGAACCCTGTTGGTTTGAACGATCCCTTGCAGTTATCTGGGTTAGTCAATAACCTAGTGGCTAACGGGGAAGTAGGAACTGTAACCGTAACAATTACTTAGGAGTAAGAAATGGAAAAAACCGCGATGAAAAAAGTCGCCAAGGCCGAAGTCAAAGCCCACGAGAAAAAGATGCACGGTAAGGGCTATCGGGCTGGTGGAAAAACTAATCTGGACATGAAGAAAATCGCCAACCAGAAGTCGCCCATGATGCGTGTCCGTAAGACGGGGATTTAATCATGAGCGCAAAAAACGACAAGTGGAATTATTTCCCGGCTGAGACCGCCGACCCAATTGGTAAGTACACCCAGCCAAAGGAGTACACCGATACTATGGGTAATAACGGCTATCCCAATGCCATTCCTAATACACAGACTATGCGTACACGTGGGACTAAAAATACGACCCGTGGAAATAGCAACAGCACGAAGATGGGCTAAATGAACTACCAAACGCTGTTTCAGACAATTCAGGCTTATTGCGAGAACGACTTTCCGGATACGGTAGTCGTCAATACGTCTGCTGCAAACGTAGACTTTTTGAGTAAGTCTCAGATTGATACGTTCATCCAGCAGGCTGAACAGCGTATTTATAACTCGGTTCAGTTACCGGCCACTCGTTATAACGTGACAGGTAATTGCACTACTGGAAATAAATATCTTGCTACTCCATTAGATTGGTTGGCTACTTTTTCTTTGGCTGTCATACACCCAGTTACTAATGAACAAACTTATCTTTTGAACAAAGATGTTGAGTACATACGTGAAGCGTATCCAGATCCTGATATTGTAGGTACGCCACAACATTATGCTATTTTTGACAATACAACATTTATTCTTGGACCAACTCCAGACGCTGATTACGACTTTGAGTTGCACTACTTCGCTTATCCGCAATCTATTGTTACTACTAATACATCTTGGCTGGGGAATAACTTTGATTCTGCACTGCTATATGGTTCTTTATTGGAAGCGTATACGTTCATGAAGGGCGAACAAGATGTTCAGACAACATACGTTGCCCGGTACAATGAAGCCTTAGCAATGTTGAAACAACTTGTCGAAGGTAAAAACCGGCAAGATACCTATCGTACAACTCAAGCAAGGGTGCCAGTCAGATGAGCAGCATGAGCGAAGTAGCCTTCCTTTTGGGGGGCAGTCAGGTCAAAGTTCTTACGACTTCTGGTCGGGGGTTTACTCCAGAGGAAGTGGCAGAACGAGCATTAGACAAAATTATCTCTGTCGGGTCACAAACGCATCCCGCTATCCGTGATCAGGCAGAAGCATTCAAGGATCAAATCCGTCAGGTTTTGGTGTTTTACATGAAAGAAGCCATTAAGTCGCACCATACGACCTTGGCTAATAAGTTCAGGAAAGCAGGACATCCTGAGTTCGTTAAACTTTTAGATGAGTAAAGGAGCCTAAAATGGCAATTACCCAAGCAATGTGCACTTCCTTTAAAGCAGAACTTCTGCTTGGTGTGCACGATTTTCGTCCGTCTGCCGATACTGGCGCTGATGTTTTTAAGTTGGCATTGTATACATCTGCCGCTACGTTAGATGCTAATACCACTGCATATACATCTTCAAACGAAGTGTCAACTGTTGGTACTAACTATTCTGCCGGTGGTCAGGCTTTGACTAACACGGGTGTTACGGCAACCAATATTAACGCTAACACTGGTACCGGCTTCTGCGACTTTTCCGATGAGACGTTTACTAACGTAACCATCACGGCCCGTGGCGCTTTGATTTATAACACCACACCGTCGGCAAACAGCAATGCCAACACAACTTTAACCAATGCGTCTGTGGCAGTTCTGGACTTCGGTGCTGATAAGACATCTACGGATGGCGACTTCACCATCATTTTCCCGACCAACGACGCATCTAACGCAATTATTCGGATTGCTTAATAGAGGTTAAAGATGGCCTTTGTAGTCAAGGACAGGGTTAAAGAGACCACCACGACTACTGGAACCGGTACAGTCACTCTTGCGGGTGCAGTTACCGGTTTTCAGGGTTTTTCTGCTATTGGTAACGGTAATACAACTTACTACACTATTTCAGGAGGATCTGAATGGGAAGTAGGTATTGGAATTTACACGGCTTCCGGTACTACTCTTTCTCGTGACACTGTTCTTGCTTCATCCAATAACGGTAACTTAGTTCCTTTTTCTGCTGGGTCTAAAGATGTATTTGTAGTTTACCCTTCCGGAAGAGCCGTTATTGTGAATGGCACAACTATTGAAGTGCCTAATTCAGCCGTACTACCTGTTACAGCAGGTGGCACTGGCTCTGCTACTGCTTCGTTCAGTGGCGCAAATATCACCAGTATTAATGCCAACAATATTAGTTCAGGTATTTTGGCTGTAGCCCAAGGTGGTACTGGGTCTGCAACAGCGTCTTTTAGTGGCGCAAATATTACTAGCCTGAATGCTTCTAATATATCAAGTGGCGTTTTGGCTCTTGCTAACGGTGGCACTGGATCGGCTACTGCGACGTTTAGCGGTGCAAATATCACCAGCATTAATGCTAATAACATCAGTTCTGGCATTCTTGCAGTGGCTCAGGGTGGCACTGGATCAGCAACTGCAGCCTTTAGTGGTGAAAATATCACCAGCCTTAATGCTTCAAACATTTCAACTGGAACTATAGCCAACGCTAGGACTACGGCTTCTTCGTCTAACGGGGCTAGTACGATTGTTGCTAGAGATGCTGCAGGTAGTTTTGCTGGTAACGTAATAACAGCCAATCAAGGTGTAATTACTACGGTCAACGCTACTACTGTAAATGCTGCTTCTTTGGCTGGTAACTTGGCTGGTTCTGGAGCCAATTTAACGTCGTTAAATGCCTCAAACATTTCTACTGGTACGTTAGATAATGCTCGTACTACTGCATCTTCTTCAAATGGCGCTTCTACTATTGTCTCTCGGGACGGGTCTGGTAACTTTGCAGCCGGTACAATAACTGCAGCCACATTTAGCGGTTCTGGTGCATCGCTTACTAGTTTAAATGCTTCTAATATATCTAGCGGTACTTTAGCCAACGCAAGAACTACAGCCTCTGACGCAAATGGCGCCTCTACTATTGTTGCTCGGGATGCTTCAGGAAACTTTGCTAGTAATTTAATAAGTGGGCAAACACTGCGAATACAAGATGGCGCAACTCAAGTTGGTTTGCTTGCTAAATATAAATCTATAGCCGGAACAGGAACTGACAACACACCAACTCTATTTTCTGAAACCGGTCTAGGTCTTAACTTTGCTGTAAACGGTTCTGCAACTGTAGTTGGAAGTGTGTCAACCACTGGCGTGCTTACCTTTAACGGTTCTGGGCTTACCAGTCTTAATGCTTCCAACATCTCCAGCGGCACTTTAGCCAACGCAAGAACCACAGCGTCTTCCAGCAACGGCGCTTCTACTATCGTAGCCCGTGGGGCTAGTGGTGAATTTTCAGCCGGGACAATTACTGCTACATTTAGTGGCGATGGCTCGGCGGTTACCGGAATAAATGGATCAAATATTTCCTCTGGAACTGTAGCCAACGCAAGGACTACTGCTTCTTCGGCTAACGGTGCTTCTACTATTGTGGCTAGAGGTGCGTCCGGTGAGTTTTCTGCGGGGACTATTACCGCTACTTTGAGCGGTACTGCCACTCAAGTCTCTAATAGTTTAACGCTTGCTACGTCTGGCACAGGATTATCTGGATCAGCCACGTTTAATGGATCTTCAGCCCAAACGTTTACCGTTACTTCAAATGCTTCTTCAGCCAA